GGAAGTGAGCTTTAGCATCGGTTGGTTTACCGAAACGTTGAACTAGTACATTTTCAGATGTTACAGCAACTGGGTCTAAAACAGGACCCCAAGAAAACACTCCAGCATAAGCGCCTGCTGATGTAGAAACAGCTGGAACAATTGATGAAAAATCTTTTTCTACTACCGCAACACCCGGACTTAATTGGAATGGCATTGTAATCTCCTTAATCTTATTACATTATTATTTTTTATTTGCTCTAAAAGCAATTTATTACTATATATTTATTCTTTTCAAAAATTCAATAATGCTAACTGATCTTCAGTTAGATTATATTCACCCTTCTGTGGTAACTCTTCATTTTCTGTATTATTTATAACAACATCTATTTGACCATTATCATAGAAACCAAATGGTGTTAATTCATCTTCAATTTGTTTAATATGAGATTCATACATCATTTCTCTCATATTTACATTATTCAAATCTTTAAAGTATGAGTTAGTGGATAACCAACTAAAAAGAACTAAAGTCATCACTAAATCATCATGATATCCATCATCGGCACTATATGAACCTTTAACTTCAATAAAGGTTGATATTTCAGATATGGTATCAGCATCTCTAATTATTAGTTTATTTTCTTCAACCAATGATTTAAAATTCATACAACCAATACGTTTAATACGTTTATCTGTATTAACTCCTAACTGTACTTTCCCACCACCAAATCCACCGGTAACAGATTGTCCTTGAGAAGTTCTATTGACAAATAATAGATTTTCATATTCAAGTTCAGTATATAGTATAGTAGGTACTTGTTCACTTGAGTTAATTTCCACAAGTACATATGCATTATTATAATCTCTTGCCACTTTATATATAACACTAGGGAATAATAATGGACTAATTTTGTTGTTTCTATATTTAGCTACTTGTTTATATGGTACTTCAGATACATCAACAATATTAAATGCAGAGTAATCTCCACCCACGCCTTTTGCGGTATCTGCAACTAACACATAAGTATTACCCTTAACCGGTTCATCAAAGACATCTAAACCATCTTTGGAATACATATGTTGGGTAGGATTTAATTTAGAAATTGTGGTTGCATTAATTAATGTTAAACTAGAACCAAGGAAGTTACATAGTACCTCTTGGTTAAATTTAAGTTCACCAAGTTGTCTACGTTGATCTTCTGCCCATTTTTCATCTCTACCTGGAATAGATGTGTATGGAATGTATAATGGTACAAAGTCATTATTACCTTGTTCTGCATCATTCCAATATTTCCAAAAGTGATTGTATCCTAATGGTGTAGAACTTAATAAGATCTTTGTTGTTTCACCTGCAGAGATTGTTGGATATACTGAAGTGAAGAATTCTTCAGCAATATTATTTGGAATAATTGCAGTCTCATCAACATATAACATATTAACTGATTTACCACGAATACCTGATTTACCTGTTGCTGCTGTAAATACTTTTGAACCATTTTCTAATTTAATATCACCCTTATTCCAAGTGGTAACACCTTGTTGCATCCAATCAGGAAGATTCTCATACATCAATTGATAGCGATCTAATACTTCTCTTGCACCTGATGCCTTATGAGCTAAAATAGCCACTGTTTTTTTCTCTTGAAATAATGTATACCAAAGAATATATGCAGCAGAAACGGTTGTCTTACCTTGTTGTCTACCTTCCATAAGAATAACCTTACGATTATTATGGATGATATTGACTTTTTCTACTTGACAAGGATAGAGTTTAAATGGGATTAGACCAAAATCAAGAGATATAATTTTGCAATAATTATCAATAAAGTATATTGGGTCATTAGCACACTTAATATACTCTTGTACTTGGTCTTCTGTGAATGGTATTTTAATCCCCGCTGCTTTGAGCAAGGTATTAGAATTATAAAATAGAGCCATATTTTAGAAAGTTGATTCCCAATTATCAGTGATAGGATCACCGGGCAATGTACCCACTGCTTCATATTTTCTACCGGGTATATTAACATTAACATTAACGTCAGTAATAATCCCTTGATTTCTAACCGGACCATAAAGATTTGTTTTAAGTGTAAATGTTAATGTATGTGTCACAAATCTTCTAGTTTGAAAGTCACCATCATAATCATCTTGCACTGTTATGCTATTTAATATTACAGGAATATCCTGAACAACCTGCATTTCAGGAACAGCATTAATTGATAGGGTATATTCAGGGGTAAATGTTGGAAGAATTTGCTCAATGATTTGCATTGCATCTTCCTGTGTCTTAGTTAATACATATAACGTTATATCAACATTATATGGTACAGGGGTAAACATTGCCTTTTTAATACTACCTGCCGCTTGATCGCAGGTTAATTTATTCATACGATTCATTTTTCTAGAAGGATCATATGAGTAAGCTGTAATCTCAAATGACATTCTAGGTAATGTGGTATATGTTGTATTGTTTAATCCTGGATCTGAATCAATACGTACAATCCATTTTTCTTTTGGGGCATATGATAATGGGATAGCAATGGTTTGTTCTATATTGCCATCATTATCTTGTCTAGCAATAGTGATATCGGAAAACAATCTACCAAAGGCAACAATTGTTTTTCGTAAAGAACCATGATAATAAGTTGGGTTATTAAGCATTAAAATCTCCGAAAGGATTGCTTTCATTGAATATAGTATAAGCACCTTCCTCTTTAAATTTATTATTATCACCATATGAATCAGGTTTATCAATATTTTCTATGTTGGCAATTGCATCAGCAATATGTCCACCTCCACCTAATCCACCCACTAAAGTAACTTTAGGTGCAGATGTATATCCATTACCACCCGATGAAATATTAATTAAGGTTACTTCGCCCTCATGGTCACCTAATCCTAAAAGTGAAGTTGCCACTGCTCTAGTTCCTGTATATAATAAGGTTGCAGTACCATTTGGTGCAGATCCTGATGTATGTGATGGAGCAGTACTACTTGTAATACCACCTGTTATAACAATATAACGTTTTAATAGATAATCAATCTCATCACCAACTATTACTTCTGTTGATGGAGTCCAATTAGTACCAAATACCACGGTAGGAGCAGATACATACCCTATTCCTGAACTTGTAATATCCACTGAAGTTACCACTCCATTCTTAACAATACTTGTGTCATATGTTTTAAGTGATTCAAAATCATCAATCTCTTTAATTCCTGTTGTCATACGTTCAGAAGCATATTGGAATAATTCAACCTGTAATTTATAAACAAATAGTTTACCAATTTGATAGAAAGGATCTTGATATTGTACAAACTTAAGTTCAAACAACGCATCCGTTAAAGGAAAGTATAATAAATCCCCTTCACATGGTCTAGATGGAATAATAGTTTGGCCAAATCTACCAACTAATTGTTCCCAACGGCGTCTAGCCACAACTAAAGTTGCAGATTGTTCCATCATTAAACCAAACTTTTGAATGAATGCACCTTGACCATCAAAACCATCGGTGTTCTCTAAATACATCTCAATTGAATATGCTGATTTAAACTTAGATAAACGATCTTCACCGAGAATTTCATCCTTGGCAAATAATGTTCTTGGGATATAATAGAAGTTCTGTCCATAAAAGGATAGAGATTCAACAATTAAATCTTCATGAAATAATTGTTCTGACTTGGCACCATTGGAGGTATAAACTGAACGCGGCATCTTCTAGCCTAAAAACATATCTAATGGGGCAGATTTATTTAATAGTTCATCTTCTAATGCAGAGATCTCTGTCATGGCTTCATCATACATACCTTGAAAGTCTATTGATACCCCACCAGGTAATACCATACCTTGGAATTTTTTACCATTAATACCCCATTGTCTTTTAAATAATGCAGTAACATAATGTCTAAACCAAGATTCTCCCCATACTTTAGTGAATTCAGTTGGATCTAATGCTCTATAGCATTCAACCACAATATAATCACCAAGGGCAACATTGGCATCCCAATTGGTATCTAAGTATAAACGATTTTGTAATCTATTAAATCTAAATTGTGGATATCCATTCAATTCTAAATCTAATAGAGATAGATGGGACATAACAGTTTTATAGTAAATAATTGATGTTGATGTAAGATTATATAAGTCATTTAATCTTAATTGATATTGCATATCAAACATATTCTTTGAATTTGAAGAACTAGAGAATGGTATAACTCTTGTGATACCATAAACTAAATCAGGAATTTCACAATACTTTTTATCATAATCACCAAGGATATATGGAATAGTATCTAATGTTGCAGTTACCAATGAATCCACACCTGTAACAGTTTCACCTGCCACAAATACTCCTGTTACATTTTTAACCAATAA